GGTAATAAAACTTATATAGATAATTTTGGTGGAACTGGTGGTTGGTATTTTACTTCTACTGTTAGTGTCACTGCTGGAACTGTCTTTTCCTTTACTAATTGTTTAAGTAATGCGTATAACGCTTATGAAATATATTTTGTTCCTTCTATATCATCGTATACCGGTGGAACTTATCCTGATATTACTGTCACATTTACTGGTGGCAATGTCCCTGTTTATCAATCATGGCTTCAAGACCAATCTACAGGGGGGTCAATAACAACCTCATTTGTAACAACTGCTCCAAGATTGATACGAAGTTTGGATTATAGTGTTACTCTTAACAGGACTGCTACTATGAAATTAGATTTGTGGGGAACGAGGAATGTATCAAGTGGTCCAGGTTCTTTTAGAATGTCGTATGTAAACGAAGGGTTTAACTCACAAAATCCGGGTATAACATCGTGGGTTAGAAGTACAGGGACAGTTGCTTTTTCAACTGGTATTCTTACTGGTATTGTTCTTACTTATAGCAATTTAACAGATGTTACAGGTAGTATAACGATTGTAGTTAAATCAAAGTATTAAAGTTTACATATTTTATTATTACAATATGATGTCGAGTTATGGTAAAAAGAATTTTTTTGTTTTGGAGGAAATACTGTGAGAGAAACAACAAGTGCGACTTTTTGGGAAAAGTATTTTAATAGTTTCGGCTAATTTATCCACTAAATATTTATATAAAAAAATAATTTAAACCTTTAAACCAGTATAGAATATGGAACTCATATATAAAAAAGACAATTCAGGAAAGGACATATTATGTGATAAAGAAGAAAAACATCAAGTAATGATGGAATGGGAAAAACCATATATGGAAGAATCAATTAAACAGTTGAATCCTTTTGGTAAAGTATTAGAAATTGGATTTGGATTGGGTTACACTGCGACTAAAATTTGCGGGTTTACAAATGTTACCGAATATAATGTTATTGAATGTACTCCTATAGTCTGGGATAAGTTTGAAGAATTTAAGTCTGACCAACAGCTCCTTAGACCAGAATTAAATGTGAATTTAATCAAAGGGCGCTGGGAGGATGTACTACAAACTACAGGAATTTATGACTGTATTTATTTCGATGATTATATATTATCATGTAACCAAGTTATAAATGATAGATTTAATGATTTTTTATATAAAGTGTTATTAAATCACACAAGAATAGGGTCAAAAATTTCAGTTTATTCTAATAACAATTTAAAAGAGAAATATAATAATATAAATTGTGTAAAATTAGAATGTATAGAATATAAAATAGATATTCCTGATTATTGTAAATACGCAAAAGGAGATAAAATGTATATTCCAATTTTAACAAAAATAAAAGACCCAGATGTAGACTTAAAAGAAAAGATAATAATGAGACCAGAAAATAGAATACCTCAGGGTTTACAAGAACAAATTAAAAAAGAAATTGAAATCAAAATGAAATATAAATCACTATTTGAAGATATTAAATCACGTAGTCCATCTTGTGGGTTAATAATTATTGACAATTTTTACAATAACGCTATCGATACCAGGAATTATATATTGACTCAAGAATTTTCTGTTAGAGGTAACTATCCAGGTCAGCGTACAATTTCTTATGCCAACAAATATTTACAAGCTATAATACAAAAATATGTAGAACCATTTGGAGGAAAAATAACAGATTTTCCAATACCGAAAGAAGATGGCACTGATGCGGGCAAAATTTATAATGGATCGTTTCAATACACTACTTCAAGAGACCGCTCTTGGATACATATTGACGGATTTAATAATTGGGCAGGGGTTCTTTATATGACACCGGATGCGCCGTTGCGATCAGGAACCGCTTTTTACAAATTATATGATGGAACTACTTGTAAACAAGATATGGAAATTTTGGATAATAAAAAAGATATAGATAGATGTAGCCAGGATTTAACCAAATGGGAAGAAGTCGATAAGATTGGAAATGTATTTAATCGTTTAATTTTATTTAATTCAAATCGGTTTCATATGTCAACGGATTATTTTGGAGACACAAAAGAGAACGGACGGTTATTTCAAGTATTCTTTTTTTCAACTGAGAAATAATAAATAATGTGTATTTTGTAATATAAATTATTTATTCTAAGGTTTACATTGTTTTACAATACCTAATTGATAACCTTCGTGTATAACTGTAATATATTGTTTATTTTGTTCCATCCAATTTACAAATGTTTTTTTCCAATTATTATTATAATCATCGCACCATAATATTCCGTTTGGTTCTAAAAGTTTAAAACATTCATTTAAATCTGTTTGTATTTGAGTATCTGAATGTTCACCGTCAATATATATAAAATTAAACCGTTTTCCATTGTAGGTTTCATAAAATTCGTTTGAATATGTTTCTCGAATGGAAATGTTCATATTATTTTTTGATTTTTGTATATTAGAATAAAATATATGTTTTAGATTATTTGGATCATCAACCGCATTACAACCATCGCTAATAAATGGGTCAACGCATATCATAGTAGAGTTGTTGTTATTGAGTAAAATATCCGAAAAAAAACAAGATGAACATCCTTCAAAAGAACCTATTTCTAATATATTATATATGTCATTTAAGATGAAATTATTAATTATATATGATTTTAATTCTGAATAACAAAACCAAGATTTTGAAACTGGGAAATTATACATATTATCAATATTGTTATTTTTCCATAAATCTAAATTATTATTTCTCAGCGTAACTAAATAATTATCAAATAAATGCTCATTTTTTCCGATAATTTTATCTGCTAGATTTTTAAAAAATGGTTTTCCGGGAGCTGTTAATATATCAAGCCATTGTTTCGATAATACCGGTTCAAAAAAATATGATTCATACAAATTATCATTTTTATTGACCTTTTTAATATATTTAATTAATTCATCGAAATTTTCATAATCATTTGCATTTATAAATGTAGTAGGATTAAAATCCTTTATAATATCTGGTGTTCCCCAGTAAATAGGAACAGTATTAGATTTATAAATATCACATATTTTTTCAGTTACGTATCCTGGATAAGATTTACTCTCAAATGCCATTGCAAATTTGTAAGACATATTGTGTGCTATTTTTCCTGATCCGTTATGTCCTCTAGGAACCTCGCCACCAATATTATTTAAATAACGCCCTCCACAATCCACCTCTTTATATATTGATAATTTATCAACAAAATTTTTTCTGTTATTTTCAAGACCAGGACCACTAGCTAAAAAAGAACAAAATTTACTTTTTTCAGGAATTTTAAATTTTTTGTTTATTTTTTTTAATGATTCTTTAATTAATATATTGTCAAAATAACATATCCACAAAGGTACCCGTGTATTTTTATAAGAATTTGGGTCAAATGATATATTGAAATCAGCATCGTCTCTTTGTGAATAAGGTTCCCCTGAAAAAAACACTTTTCTATTAGCATTATATATTGTATGATTGTTACCAAAAATGCTATAAAATAATACATCTGGATGTTCATTTGGGTTAATAACTTTAATATCAAAATTACTATTTTCTTTTAACATATTTACAAAGAAATTATTATTCGTATCAAAATTACCACCACAATATTCAGATTCCCACCAATCACAAAAAGAAACCGTTAGAACTGATTTTGGGTTTGTTTTTGGGGTAAAATTAAAGTAATTGGTTGTTTCATTTAGTTGAATATCAGAACCAAAATCATTGTCTATTTCACAATTAACTAATTTATAATTTAGAGAACTGTAAGTCAATATATATCCAAATGCTTGTGGATTATCAATAGCACATTTTATAGAACAACTATTTATATAGTTGATCGTTTTTTCTGCAGCCGTTTTGCTAATAATATATGCAAATGTAATATGTCCTTCTTCGTACAAATCCTTGGAATATACTTTTATTTTAGATTTTGGTTCAGGGAACGATTTATTAGATCTATATTCACCCAATGATAAATGTTCTAATTTTTGTTCAACAAATAATTTACAAACAATATCCAAATATATGTTAAAATTATCACACAGCATAATATCATCTTCTAAAATCACATAATAATTGTTTGTTTTATCATTAATTAATTCATTCCATAATTGAATATGACTTAAAGCGCAACCAATTACACCTTTCTTAAAATTAAAGTCATTTCCTTCAAACAAAGAATATAATTCTTTGGATTCTTTTAATTCATTACCATTAACTGCATCAAAAAAATCATAATTTGTTATGTTATTATTTGTTAGTTGTTCTCTCATTCGAACCCGTCTATCATTTCGTTTTTTCAAATTAATAACTTTTAGTGTTTTATTTTCTATATGTTCGCAAATTGCTACTGTGTAATTTTGAAAAAGCATATTACACCAATTATTCGCCCTATTCGCCCAACTACAAGTGAGCGCGTACTCCTTTCCTCTTTTTCGAATATTATTCTTTTGTTTTGTGGTTAAATTTAAAAGTGTGTTCACTTCATTATCTCTTGAAACTGCTATTCCATAATCTCCTAATGTATTGTTTAACCCAGCAACTGGATAATAGATACAAATTACTTCTGACATTAACATTTCCATAGCCGTGATACAAGATGTTTCCGAAAAACTTGTAGGATATAACCAATATTCCACTGTAGCCATTAATTTATATAAATCATCGCGTTTCAATTGACCAAGATGTGCTATATTTTCATGATTGTTAATAATGGCTGCTAGCTTTCTTTCATACTCGTTTTTTGGAAATTCATTATAAGAACAAATTAATAATTCAGCATCCGTAAATTGTTCCTCAATTTGTGGCCAAATTTCCAATAACCTATCTAAACCTCTTTCAGTACATGATGTATAAATAAAACGATTACTAATCTTTTTTGGTTTATCTATAAAGTTGTCAATTGATATACCATTATTTATATGAGATAATTTGTTTTTTAACTCTGGATACAAATCATTAAATAAATTCATATGCCATTCCGTTTGACATATACATCCATTAATTTTATTTGACCATTTGTTAATTATTGATTTAACATCCATATCACAACCGTAATTAAATAGAGCAATATCATGTGCCCAAATAAAAGATTGATAAAATGATAATCCTTCAAAAATTTCATAAAAACCTACATACCGTGATACTATTACCGTATGAAATGGAGTTGTATCCATTAATCGCCTTAATGTATCAAAATTGATATAATTTACATTATCTATTTTCTCCTCTTTTACTGAACCAGCAACATAAATGTCATAATTTCTTGGAAAACTGTTGACTAGCTGTGCTACTGCTGTTTCTGACCCACCTAACGCATTTTTTAAACTATACGTATAATTCCAAGAAATATTACAAAACCCGGTATAAAATAAGATTTTGTTACTGTTTTCACATTCACTTACAGTGAATTTGTTAGTTATCGCTTTAATTGAAGTAATTTTTACACCATATTTTTCATATTTTTTTAAAAATTCGGTATATTTATGTAATGGATGTTTTATCGATTCTAAAAAATAAATATATGATTGAAATAGGTTTACAAATTCTGTATCTATATCAAATGTAAAACCCACAAAAAATTGTAAATTAAATAGCACATTTCCAACATAAAACTCCGGAACATACATGTATTTTTTTGTAAATATTATTTCAAACATTTTTTTAATAGTTTTTTTCGCTTCTGGATATATGTGTTTAATTTTATCACCAACAAGAATCATATGATATGGTAATAACATTTGTCCTTTATCCGGCTCGACAAATAATTTCCCATCTATATTAGACGATAAATACTTGTTTTCGTAATAAGTTTGAATATTAGTATAATATTGATATGCTACCAATGGTAGTTCATTTGTTACATAATGTTGAACAAGATGATAAACACATTCTTGCCTTTCTACATCATATTTAAATGATTCAACCAAATAATACACGCCTTTTTCTTTTTCACCAGTACCAGTATACAAAGTATATAAATAAAGACATGTCATGTATTTTTCTTGTGTCCAATTATCATTACCTAATACGATTTTATACCATTTAATTGCTTCTTCGTGATTACCTGCATCTTTATAACTATTCGCACAATAAAACCCGTATCGTAAATATAAGTTATCGCCTGTTTGTTTTGCTTCATGATATGCCTCTTCTAGTATTTTCGCATCTTTAATATATTTATTTGGGTCTTTATTTCTACTTCCACTTCTTCCAGATACAACATAATAATCACCGTCAATCGTTTTTTGTCTTGAATTTGGTTTTAAACAAATAATAAATTCATGTATTACCGATTGGAAAATCCATTTAATTTTATTATTTATTAATAAAACTCTCTGGTAAGACACACCTGCTTGAGTGCCGAAATTTATTAAATAAGCGTCACTATCTACAATATCAGGCATTGTTAATTCACCATGTATTTCGTCATCGGCATCAAATATAAATAGCAAATCTGTTTTTCCAAATGCGGCATCTAATGCTAACGTTCTATTATGTGCGAAATTTTTCCATTCATGATGATGTAACTCTCCAGGAATTTTTTTCCCTTTGAAAAAATCAGTTATAATTGAGGGTGTATCATCTGTAGAACCAGTATCGCAAATAACCCAATATGTAAAATGTATTTTGCTACACAACATTTCTAATGTATTTTTTATTATATGTGCTTCATCTTTTACTATCATATTTAAACATATTGACAATTTCTTTTTTTCGATAAATTCCATAATAGTTATTAATACTTATGTTTTTAACTAATTATTGAATAAATATAATTAATTTACATAATATAAAAAGATAATTTTATACATGATATGGATACCATATCATTCATAATTCCTACGTCTAATAACTCATATACTAACAAAGTGAATGAAAACAAAGTAATTGAAAACAAAGTGAATGAAAACAAAGTGAATGAAAACAAAGTGAATGAAAACAAAGTAATTGAAAACAATAATTACACAAAAATAACAACGAATGTGTATAGGTTTAATTCAGTTCATATTATTATTGATAAGTCAACCCTGTATAATGAAGCGTTATATTACAGACAAATTGGAAACCTTCATAAATCGATTGAATTATTTAAAATGAGTGAAAAAGAAGTAGATAGTAGCGATAAAAATAAAACATATGAACTCTATATTAATTTGGCTTTATTAACAGATGAAATAACTGGTAGCTTTGAAACTGTTTCTAATTATTATAGTCAGGCGACTCAAGTGTGTCCAGATAGAGCAGAACCTTATTATTATTTTGCGATATATTGTAATAAAAATCACAAATATGACAAAGCATATGAATTACTACAAACGGCCTTAGAAATGACATATGAAGATGTAAAAGATAAATATGAAAACGTCCAAATAAGCGCATACGGAAAACATTTATATGACGAATTATCGGTTACATGTTACTGGTTACAAAAATATGAAGAAAGCAAGAGATATTTGTTAAAAATCATTAACGATGATGATTTCATTGATTTGAAACCACGATTAAGTGCAAACTTAGAACAAATAGAAAAAGAAACGAATAAGTGAAACGTATATATTTAATTATAATAAAATTGATTAATTTATTATAATTTATTCTTATTTTTATTTTTATTTTTATTTTTTACTTAATAATTCCACGTATTTTCTATAATCATCGTAATAGTTGTAATTATTTATTTCATCGATTGAATCAAATGAAATTTGAAACGATTCTAACAGCTGTATGGCTGCCATACCTCTAAAATTTATATTATAATAATAATTAAATGTTGAAAGCTTATCAGCAAAATTCAGTAAAATATGATATATTACTTTCCAAACATCACCTGTCCAATTTTCACCATATTTTAATATACCATTTTCATAATAATGTTTCACAGGTATTTTTAATTGTTCATTGTAATTAAAGGGTAATATATCGTCAATAAATATAAACCCATTTTTTGTTAGTATATTAATACTATTATTGATATCTTTTAAAACATATTCCGCTTGATGCATTCCATCGATAAAAATAACATCGAATTTTTCTTTTAACTTTTTATTTGTATCCTCAAAATACACATCGGACGTACATTTGAATATTTTCCCGGCAATAGGACTACATTTTGGATCTGGATCTACCCCAACTTTATACGTAAAATGTGTGCTGTTAAATGTCTCACCATATTCTACTCCAATTTCCAAATACTTATCATTTGTATTTGTTAGTTGGTTTATAACTTTAGATCTCATATTGTGATCCGTATTATATTTAGGTTTACTAATATCGACAGTAATAATTTCATAATTTTTTTTAGACTTATATAACATATTAAAGTAATTAATTAGTGTCTCATTATCGGTATCAATTAACGTATAACATTTCATACGTTCAAATCCATAATGTTCTAATCGTTGCTGTAAATATTCAAGAGTACATTTATTTTCTAAAACTAAAAAATCGGTTCTACTGTTCTCATATAATAACTTTATTCTGTCCAAATGGAACAATAGACTGTCTAAACCTATAATACAATATTGATAATCATAATCATTATTAATGATCAAGTTACAATACTTATGCTCATAACTGTTTTTATCTCTTTCCCATATTTTTGAATGTTCTTCAATATATTTTTCATCCTCATAAGCATCGAACATCTTCATTTTTTCATTTATCGACATAAATTTATAATACATAGGGCTTATATAATTTGGACCAATTCGGTTAATTTCTGCGTTTCTAATAAGGGAAAAATTATTATTAGAATCATTCATATACTGTATATAACCTAATTTATGTATTTTTGCCATTTGTGTTGTTATCGATGTTTTCAGCAGAATTTCATAGTCATCGCATATAGGTAAATACTCACAATAACTGCCCATTTGCATTAAAGTTTCTCGTCTCCACATTCTAGGATGATTTGGACAACACACAAGATGACTCATAGTAATATTATTGATATTTGGAGTAATATATACTAACAACCATTTGCCATTATATTTTTGAGAATAATATCCACCATAACCTTTACAAATAAAATCACCATACCATTGGTTCGAGCCATTTTCATAAACACACGCACAATCCATATAAATAAATCCTACAGTCGGATTATTGTTAAATACATCTGCCGAATCTTGTAAAACATATGGCATAATTTCATCGTCATGATCCATTTCTAACACATATTTACCACGACAAAGACCAATCGATTCGTTTTTTACATTTCCAATACTGCCATTATTTTTAGAACGTCTGTAAAGCCGGATACGTGAATCGTTATCAAACTTATGTCTTAAAAACTCGAAATGATTATCGTCTGGAGAATCATCCAAAATTACCCATTCCCAATCTTTTAAAGTTTGTTTTTCCAAACTATTGTAAACTCTTAAAATCTTATCATATGAATTAAATGATGTAGTAAATAATGAAAAAGTTGGTCTTGTTAAAATACGATTCTTTGAACATAGATTAACATATGACATATTCATAGCTTCATTAAAATTATGTACATTTGATATATTAACATTTGCGTTCATATGAATATGACGAATTAACATTTCTTTAGATAATACAGTAAACAAGTCATTTTGATATTCCTCAACAGAATCACCATACGTAACCAATAAATGAAAATTCGAATTGTGTAAATTTTTAACATTCTCAATAGTGTTTGCTATAAAAATAGTACAGTCTAGAATGTTACCATTTTCAATAAAAAACTTGTCTATACTACTGTACTTGTCGTAACGATAAAATATAATGTAAGGATACTTCATTATATTTTATTTAATAATCTATATTTAAATATTTGTATAATATTATATAAATTAAATTAAATTAAACATCAACTGTATGTTTTTTAAATAAACATCCCTGTGAGCTTAAATTTTTTAATTCATCGGTAACAATTTGCGGATTTTGATGATCGCAATTTGATAACCAAATTTTTACTATACAAAAATTTTTTTTTGGTGAAATGGTAATCCCCGTAACACTATTCACAAACGAACTGTTGCTACTAATTGTGCCTCCAATAAGAACATATGTTAAATCACGCCAAACTTCATATACATTTTTATTTGAAACTTTATATGAAAAGCATCCCCCATTTTTGTTTTTTGGATCTTCCCACATTGGCGCAACTCCATCCTTCATAACGAACAACATACAATTTTTAACTAGACCTTCCGGCAATGACTCCGTGATTGCGACTGTTTCTTCAACTGTTGTAAACCGAAATATTTTTTTATAACTGTTTACTGTCCAGTCTGGATCATGCGGTAGGTGTGCCCATAGGTGCCAGTTTAAACTTAGTTTATTTGTTTTAGTTATACTTGCTGTAGCCATCGCTGTTGAAACTGTTGAGGGTACCATAATACATTTTTATACTTCAATTTTTTTAAATTGTTTTAATAGTATAAATTTATAAAATTGTAAGATTGTAATTTTTAAAAGTCCATATAATTAGTATTATCCAATTTAACAAATTCATCTGAATTTATTCTTTCTTCTACTACTTCTTTTTCTTCTTTTTCTTCTACTAATTCCTTTTCTTCTACTAATTCCAAGACTATTTTTTCTTCTACTAATTCACGTGTTTCTATATCATGTTTTTTAATTCCATAATCGTCTTTATAAATAGTTATACTGTATTTATCGTCTAAAACATGCATATTTACATTATTATCAATTAACTCAATGTTATAAGAAAAATCAATAGGTAACGTTAATTGACGAATATTTTGTATGTAATATTTAAAAAATGATTTATCAAATATATTATCAACAACATAAAAATTATAGTTACTGTTGTTCAACTCTATATCAATAGCAAATTCTTGACAAATTAATTTAAAGGATATAAACCGTGTATTTGATACTTCATAATCTGCTATATTATTAGGTATTTTATTTATACATAATTTATTTATTGGAACTGGTTTTGTACAATCTGAAATAACAATTAAATCAAATTCCTTTTCTAAAAACAACTCATTGTCTAACCCAATATTATTATCTGTAATAATTCCATGTGTTTTTATACCATCTTTAAACATTTCAATAATATATATACTTTTATCATTCAATAAATATTCTTTTAATAAATTTATATAGGGATTTATAATTATCAGTAGTCTATTTATTTGTAGTTCAAAACAACTATAATAGTATATAGTATTATAAGCGGTAGATAATATACTAGGCATTATATATTTTTTTGCGTATATACCTAATTTACTGTTGTTATATACATATGTAGCAAATAAAATTGTAAATATGAGTTTAAATATGTCAAACATATATTTACATACATATATAAATCTAATTTTAAGTAGTTTAGATTTATATTTATTATTCAAATGAGTCTTCCGGCAAATCATGATCTAACGGAGTTTCCGAATATGTGGTGTCAATATATTTATTTGTTTTTACGTATTTTGGCTGGGTTGTAGAAGTAGACGAATAAATTAAATTACCACCTTTATTTGTAGAAGTATTGTCACATTTTACATTTAATTTCCCTGTTGCCGGATCTAGACCAAAAACATATAACAAAATTGTTACTATTACAGACATGAAAATAAACGGAATAAACACTATAACCCATGCTATTATTCCCATTCCTGATACACACAACGCGTTTAAAAGTATTGTAATAATTATCATAACAATAAATTTGAAAAATGCTGTATTGTATAATCCCTTAAATGTATCGATTATTATTTGTGTTAGTGAAAACGCCAGATATATTAATGCTGGAGTACATAAATTGTCCATATTCTACTTATACTACCTTAAGAAAAAATAGGTTCTCCTTCTTTGATAATTCCTACCTTTTCTCCTACATCGCCATCTTTTGTCATCGCATATAAAATTCCATTTTCCTCGTCAGTCGCAAAATAGGTAATATCGTCTATTTCTATCTCAAAAACCTCTTCCTCCTCTTCTTCTTTTTCTTCTTTTTCTTCTTTTGTTTCTTCTACTACTTCTTCTTTTTCTACTTTTGTTTCTTCTACTACTTCTTCTTTCTCTACTTCTTCATCAGTATGAACTTCTTCTTCTGATTCCTCTTCTTCTGATTCCTCTACTACCTTTTCTTCTACTACCTTTTCTTCTACTATTTCTTCTTCTGATTCCTCTTCTTCCTCTTCTTCTGATTCCTCTTCTTCCTCTTCTTCTGATTCCTCTTCTTCTGATTCATCTTCTTCTTCCTCTTCTAAATTAATAGTAATTTCATGATTTAATAATTCTTGTTCGAGTGTTTCAGTAAAGACGTTATTATCAATATTTATATTCTTTTCTTCAATTTTTAATATAACATTCGGTTCTGTATCCATACGAGTAACAGTTTGGTCTTGTTTTGAAAAACCAGGATAACTCGTTAATTTCTGCTGTCCTCTTAATTGAGCACATAAATATTCATTTTTGATATTCGAATTTTCGGTGTTATTTTTTAAATCTTTTATTTCGTTTTCTAATAAACTAATACGGGTTAACAGCGTGTTAACAGTATGTTGTAAATTAGTCTCAACTAGTAAGTTTTTAGGGTTGTCTAAGTTTTTATTATTATTGTTATTGTTATTGTTATTGTTATTATTGTTATTGTTATCTAAATTAAAAACAGAATCATTTTTCATTTTATGCAACATTGAATACATGTGTTCAATAGTTGCCATTTGAATTAATTTTTCTAGGTTATTTAAGCTTGTCATTATCTATAGTTAATATATAATATTACTATTTGTTTAATATGATTTAAAAAATATTTATTCTAAGTATATATGTCTGGAACGGACGGAAATACTAGAACGGACGGAATTCGGTTTTTAGATAAAGACGAATTAAATAAAAAAATAAATATAATTATGAACCAAACAAATTACACTGAAGATGAAGCGAATAAAAAATTACAATCATTTAATTATGATTATATGAAGGTTATAAAAGATTATATGGGGATTCATGAAAAAAAAGATAATACGGTTAAATCTGTAAATCAAGAAATTTATAAGCAAATTAGAACCACATTAGATTCTTCAATGAAGGGATATAGAGAAAAAAATCCGATTAATGTTGACCAAGTTGCTTCAAATTTTCAAGAATCAGACGAACGAAAAAAATAAAAATGTAAGGGTTTAATTTTTACCTTTTTCTACGTGCCGGCTTTCTTTTTCTTGTTTTAGTTTTTCTTTTTCTTGTTTTAGTTTTTCTTTTTCTTGTTTTAGTTTTTCTTGTTTTAGTTTTTCTTGTTTTAGTTTTTCTTCCTCCACTTGTATTTAAATATTTTCTCATTATACACCCATATTCACATGGAATTTTTTTAATATCTGTACTAGTGTTAATATCTGTACTAGTGTTAACAAAACCGTATTTTGTATAAAAGCTATAAACTTCAGCACCACAAGTTAAATATATTTGTGACATTGAAAGATTTCTACCTATATATTCTATTGCGTTAATTAATATGTGTCCTGCTCCTTGAATGCCTGTATGAGAACAAATAACCTTAATATATATTGAGTTGGGTGGTTGTTGTTGCGGGCCATTTATATTTATTAAAGCGAACCCAAAAATATTTCCATTTGGTAATATATTATTTTTAGAACCAACAATAACTATAGCATCCGCACTATAAAACGATTTTAATCCAAAATTAAAGTTTGGGAGAGTTTTACATAAAGTTTGAGAGTTTTTTATAAGTCGATTAATATATTCCGCTATATTGTTGTAAGAGGTTTCGTAAAGGTTTTGAAGATTTGTATCTCCATCGAAATCGTTGCTATCAGGATAGACCTTAAAGTTAGTATCGCCTTCCAATTTTAGCCAGTACTTGTTCCTGTTACCTTTTATTGGGTCAAACAAACTGCTTTCTGGTTTAAAATAAATATATGTCTGAACATCTGTAGCATTTTTGATACTATATCTATCATCCATTATTATATAATATATAATAATAAAAAAAAGATATTTTGTCTTAATTTAAAGCATAAAATATCTTTTCTCAGTAAGAATAAAAAGCATTCGGTGTACGTTTTATCCAATAATCTAATTCTTCTTTTGTGATATGTGGTTGCCAACGTAAAATATTGCTCTCGGTAAATTTATGGTCGTCTTCTATTCCTTCATAATAATCATCGTTTAATATATATTTTGCGATGAATTGTCCGTTAACTTTTTGATTATGTAAAATCGTTAGAAATCTTAGTCCATTAATATTTCTCTCTAATTCTTCTTGTGAATATTTATATTTATTTTTACGTAAATCCTCATTCGTGAGAGTGAAGTTTGTCAGCAATTGTTCTACTTCTGGTGACGACTCGTATTCCATTATATTATTTTCCATTTTATATATTGATTTTATATTTTAATAAAATAAAATCAATTTTTTATACTTATATATATAAATACATATGTCTAATCCATATTTTATACAATTTGGCTGTTGGAATAATGGTGGATGCGAAGAAACAAAAAATAATGGTTTAACAAATGTTACACGTTCATTAAAATTAAAAGAACCTGAATTTATTGTTATCTCTGGTGACAATTACTATCCACCAAAAACAGAAGAACTTAATGGAGACAAAAAAATAAAAAAAAAATTTTTTGTTGAGAATGACTTTCTATCTGGTTTTAATTGTCTTCCAAAAAATATTCCGATTTATATGAATTATGGGAATCATGATTATGAAACTGGACTTATTATGGATAATGGTACAAAAGAAAATAACTGTGAACTTATAAAACGGCAACAATTATATGTCTCTGAAACCCCAAATTTACGATTAGATTTGTTTAGAGCAATCGATTTTTCAGTTTCTACCAAAATAATAATGATAGATTCTACGATTTATGACGATGAAGAATTTGATAGTTGCTATCAGTGTTACAGAGGATTTGTTGATACTGATGATAAAACTACTATACAAACGAGGGTAAAACAAACCCAAAATGATTTTATTAATAACATGACTACTGAAATAAAAAATAATTCGAGTATACAAAATGTTGTTATTGTAGGTCATCACCCTCTAATGGGTTTTAAAATTAAGGAAAAAAAAGGTGTTGAGATTGTGGAAACTCTTTATTCTGCTGATCTCATAGCGTTTATTTATAATAACATATTTAATCAAATAAACAATCCAAACATAAAATACTATTATTTATGTGCTGATTTACATCAATACCAATGTGGAAATATTAGTATAAACGGAAAAATGCAGATTAGACAACATATTGTTGGGACTGGTGGCGCAAAATTAGATAAATATGATAAAAATTTAATAATGTCTTCAAATAATGCGACTTACAATAAAACAACGAATGATATAATTTCAACATATCAAATGTCACCTGAAGATCTAGAAAACTCTACAGCAAAAAATGGTTTTTTAATTTGTGAAAAAGCAGACGAGTTTAATTTAGCTTTTAAATTCGAGACTACCGATGGACCAGTTATAGTAGGTGGAAAAAAAACCAGGAAAAATAGGAAGAAAAGAAACCATCGCAAAAGTAGAAAATATAAAAGCAAAAGCAAAAGACGTCATAAAATATAGAATTACAAGTATATATAATTTAATTACTCATTTATTCCGTTATGGTTTGATTTGAACCGAATTTTTCATTTAAAATATTATTCTTATTTGGCATTTTTCTCGGTACTCTGGTTTTAACGTTATAATTGGATGGGATAAATTTGTTATTTAAAATAAAATCATCGTTGTCTTCATGTAACTCCGGTAATACCTTCGTTAATGGTTTGTCAACAATTAAAAACAATCTCTCATTTCTTAAAAGAGACCTATATTCTTGAATAGATAAATTACCGTAATATTTTTCCAACATATAGTACGGATTCGGTGCCGGCTTAATATTCTTCTTATATTCGTAAATTTTAGAATAAATATGATTAAACAAATGATATCTTTCAAACTTAGCTGAACTATCGATGCTCTCATTCATTAAATATGCTACACCACATTCTGGGCTGCAAAAACACCCATATACTTGATACGTGCCATTAATAAAATGTTTTGGAATATAGATTGGAGGATTATCAAATTCATGAGTATCCCAAAAACAAGCAGATCTTTTATTGTTTAAATTATTTATATGTAAATTATGTTCTAATTGTTTTAATTTTTTCCAGATGTCTTTATTTACATCTTTACAATAAGACGTAGTATCCTCGTTGTCATTCTCATTTTCTACAGAACTTAACTCATTATAATTTTTATTGTCAATTTTCACATTTTCATTAGTTAATAAATCAAATGGTAATTCGTTTTTGCCACTATTAAAATGATATGATTCAACTGGACAATTTCCTTGATTTAAATTATGTAGATCCTTCATAGAACATTTTAAATGTAAAATAACATTTGGTTTGTCTTCTGTTACAGTTTCAGTTGAAACAACATGTGGAACAATTTTACCACCTTTTGGTTTTCTGCCTCTTTTTTTAGCAACAGGCGGACCTTCGGTTATAGATTCAGTGTTTGTTATAGATTCAGTGTTTGTTATAGATTCAGTGTTTGTTATAGTATCGTTAACAACAATAATTGAAACTACTTCATTTTTTAAAGTATCAATATTACATTCGATTACATTATTATTGATTTCACTAATGTTCAAATCAATATTACTGGGTTTTTTGGTTGGACTAATTTGCTCTATATTTAAAGCAGCCATTAGTTCCTTTTTAGACTTGCGTCCTCTTTTAGCTTTAATTGGTTCGGTAGACATCTTTTTATATATATTAAAGTTCTAAATCTAAATTGTTTTACAATATATTTTATGCGAATTAAAAAAAATAACGTTTTAATCAAATTTATTACTATACTACATTTTATTGTTCATAACATATTCTACAAACAGGTATATAATTATCCGAACCAACAATCGTCTGTTCTTTTTCTGTAGTAATACGTTTTGAGAATATACCTGGTGTTCCATTTTTACAAATACTACATAAAGATGTTAGTTTAGTGACTTTATCGCATAATGGTATTAAATCTAACATTTGCCCAAACTTGTGTCTTTTAAAATCGCCATCCAATCCACATACATAAACCTTTTTACCTTTTTGTAGCATATCATCAACTACTTCATATAAATCTGTAAAGAATTGCCCTTCATTAATTAATATTACTTCTGTCTTTTTTACATCATTATCATTATCAAAATAATATCTATGCCAAAATTCAAATAAATTGTTTGTTTTTATACACGGTATTTTTATTTTATCATGTGTCGATAACAGCTCATCATCATAACGATTATCACAAGAGTGATTTACAACTATAACAGGAATGTTACAAAACTTACACTGTTTATAAATTTCCACTAGTCTACTGGTCTTTCCAGAGAACATCGAGCCTAAAATTATTTCCAAATATGCATTCACGTTTGTAGTCATTGTTATTTTTTCCATAAAGTAATATTATACTAAATAATTCAATTTTATTTTTATTGATTTTTATAAAAAGGGAAAAAGGGAAAAAGGGAAAAAGGGAAAAAGGGAAAGTATTTATGTAATAATTATGTATTAAATATAATTCGTACTAATTATAATAATGAACATTGAAAATATTCCACTTATGGAAAAATACAGACCATCTAAATTTGATGATATTGTTTTAGATCCAATAAATAAGAAAATATTAACAAATATTATTGACACATTATATTTTCCAAATTTATTATTCTATGGTCCACCTGGAACTGGTAAGACAACAACAATCATAAATTTAGTGAACGCATATCAAGAAAAGCGTAATCAAAAAAACAAGGAACTAATGATTCATTTAAATGCTTCAGATGAAAGAGGTATTGATATAATTCGTAGTCAAATAAATCAATTTGTAAACTCTAAAACGTTATTTAATAAGGGGATGAAGTTTGTTATTTTAGACGAAGTAGATTATATGACAAAAAATGCACAACAAGCCTTAAGATATCTTTTACAAAATTATTCGAATTCTGTTCGTTTTTGTCTAATTTGCAATTATATTAGTCGTATTGATGAATGTTTACTGAATGAATTTTTATGCTTAAGGTTTAATCAGTTACCAGAAAACGACATTATTCATTTTTTAAGAAATATATCTGTAACAGAAGGCTTAAATTTACAGGACAACTCTTTAAGATTAATTCAAAAGTTATATAAATCGGATATAAGAAGTATGATTAATTTTATGCAAACAAATCAGAACATAAAAAACAATGATATTAAAATAGTTGATGAAACGGTATGGTATAATTTGTACACTAAAATACAAAACAGATACAAAATGGACGATTTAATTATTATTATAAACGAAATTTGTAGCAAATATAATATCGATAAAAAAAATATAATTAAGGATTTCCTAAATTACATTATTCGAAATTTTGAACACATAAATACACCTAAATATTTTAAATTTGTTGAAAATATTATGCATTTTGAAGATTGTAATAATAATTATTATGTGTATTATTCACTTATTAATTTATCTTCTTTTATAGGTGAGGCGTAAAGCGACATCCTTAAATATAATTTTAATAAAAATTCATTTGGAGGAGATTTATTGGATGGATCAAAGATATTTTGTTTTAAGCTATATTCATTCATAGTATTTATTTCCTTATGGTTTTGCGGAATGGCTAAAATTGCGGTTCTGTTCGCTGGTATGTGTTTGTAAGTATACATATTTCTATATTAAAAGAAAATAAATGATACCAAAAATTAGATTGTATTTAATACCCATATTAAAATTGAATTAAATTATTTTAAAGAATATTAATATAAAGAATATAAAGAAACATTGTAAAGTAATATAGATGAATACAAATATAGATGATGAATGGGATAATTTTATAAATTATAATAATAACGCGAATAATTGCGAAAATAGCTATTATGATAATTTGGATGAAGATGAAGACAATTGCGAAGATATTGTTGAACCAAAACCTAGTGAATTTTTAAATATAGACGCACCTACCCCTACTGACATATATATTTCTACAAAATCAAAAATTGCATATCTAGAACAACCCGTTGAACTCAAAATGTTTTGGGATATACCCATTATTTCATACGCTACTCCTAAAAATGGTGTTATTAAAAAACAAATTAAATTCAATTCGAAAACCGCTGATGAATTAGAGGAAATTCAAGAAAAATTAAAAAAGGAAATATATTTTGAAGAAA